ACCAGGACCTTGAAAAGACACCACGTTGGGGATGACCTCAAATGTGGTGGTGCCAAAGCGGGAAATCGTGATCCCTTGTGCGGTAATTGCTGTGCTGCTCATGTGTAGCTCCACGTTTAGGTTGAACGCACCTGTCGGTGATAGGTGTAGTCCACGCTCACCCGGTACAGCCGGGCCTGATCTTCAAAATCTGTGAGCCCCATTCGCACATCGGCGATGGAGCTTTTGTCTGCCAGCAGCGCCTCAAGAACTAGGTCCTGAAGATGCAGCGCTTCTTGATACGTTCTGGCATAGGTATCAACTTGCATGCGAACTCGCTGCAAGCCGTGTGGCCCATCGAGGCCAAAGATATGCTCTTGCACGATGGGTGTGTAAACAATGGCTGGATACTGAGCGTCTTGTGCTGCTACAAGCGCGTAGACCTCTCCAGCCGCCAAGTTTTTGATGGCGTCGTAGAAGTCCTGCATCGCTATTTCCTGTTCAGGTTCTTTGCTTCGAGCTCAATGCGTTCTGTCAGCCTGTCTTTCATGGCTTGCACCGCATCTCGTCTTTTGGCTTCAAGTGCAGGTCTCAAGAACGGCCTAGCCCTCATCTTTCGGGTGCCAAACTCAACAAAGCGCCAATACCAAGCGTCCTGAGACAGGTTTCCCTTTTTGCCTTGCTTGCGGTATTTCTTGCCATGTCGAACCGTCACAAAGAAGGTCTGTCGCGTCAGGCTCGAGAGCTCAGGGATGTGTTTCATGATCACCGAGCGTTTCAATGTGCCTGGCGGGGGTTGTTCAGGTCCTAGAGAAGCGATTGCTTTTGGGGCACGAATCCTTGCCTCATCTCGAATGACCTTTGCACCCGCATAGACGCTTACGCGCAGACCATTCTTTGCCACTCGATCTGGCAACTCCCGAAGCGCCCGAGCCAATTCAGCCAAGCCTTCAACCTTGACGATCTCTCGCTTAGCCATCGTCGAGACCTTCCGATGCAAGAAGGATGATTTGTGTGCGCCTCTCGTCCTCATTCAACGCAGAGTGAATGTTGAAGATGCGAGATTTGTAGAGCACACGCATCTGAGCAACCTGTTGAGGGTTGTCAAATACCGGTTGGAATCGAACGGTGATCTGGTGCGTCAATTCAGCCGAGATCCGGTTGGCAATCACAGCTTCTTTGCCAGACAGGGGTTGAATGTCAGCCCAAACGGTCACCACATCCAACCAAGCGCGACAAGGCGCACCCAGACTGTCCTTGACGGTGCTCGGGCGCTGGACTTTGATACGACGGTTGAGCATGCCCGCACTGATTGGATTCATAGGAAAGAAACCTTATAGGGGTCTAAAAGACCATCGACAAATGGCAAAAGTTCAATGCGCCCTCTGGAGAGTGCTGCCACTTCTTCTCGATGCGCATACAAACTACCAACGCGTAACTTGATCCAGCTCTTAATGCCCTCGGGCACTGCTGAGGCATCCCCATATCCAGCATCAAAGGTGACACTGACCGCGCCAATCTGCGGCAATGAAATTGGCCAAATTTGTCCAAACACAGGGGTGATCCTTGCGGGCTCGCAGGCTGAGTCAACCGCGTAGTTGCTTGGAGGCATGGTTTGTAAAACACCACCCATATCTAGGTAGTTGATGTTCACCACGTTGAGAACGGGTGACCTGTGAATCAGGATGGCATGCCCAGGCAATGTGAAAGGCTGACCTGCAGGAACCCCCATGAGGCTCGGACCAGGAAAGCTATCAAGGACCAACTTCCAGCGTGCAGTCATGAACTGTCTACTGGTGATGGTCTCTGCGGCCTGTCTGGCTGCAGAGATCAATGCCTGAATCAACCCATCGTCATCGTCGAAATCCACCCGCAGGTGCGCCTTGGCCTCAAGAAGAGTAACTGGCTCACCTGCAGGAGGGGTGATCAATTGCATGGGCATGCGATTGGTCTCCCCTCAGGATCAGACGACTTGCGCGACTGCTGCTTGATTGCTTGCATCACCCGGCGCAAACCGAGGATTAAAGCCAAGCAACTGTGCCGCCGTAAGACTTGCAGCAACGCCCACAGTCACCGAGAGGCGAACATAGGCGTAACCGTTGTTGACATCAAGATCCTCTGGACGCAGGTTGATGATGGCCTGTTTTGCAGAGCCACTACCCGCCTGAGTCAGTTGGGTGATGGCCTTGCCAGCCACATCCTTGGCTCCGGTGCCAGAGGCATCAGTTGCTTGCTGAAGCTTAGCGTCGAGCGTGGCACCAGTGCCAAGCACACCGCTTTGAATCAACGCAAGCAAGCTGTGATGATTACCAGCCGAAACCCATCCAGTGGATGCAGTGCCTGCAGCTTGGCTGACAGGGTCGAGTGAGGCCAGAACTGAAAACAGTTCGCTGCCTTTTGTATTAGGAAACATTCAATTTCTCCTTATGGTTTAAGCGACGATCAACGTGCGCCCAGCTGAACAAAGGGCGACATCGTTGCGCTGCCCTTGGCAGGCGAAATGGGTGCCGCAATCTTGGATTGACCGTCCATGCGGAAAGTCGTACGGAAGGCCGTGAGGTCTGCATCGAAATACAGATGCATCGATGTGGCCGTTTGCAAACCACCCGCTTTGGTGATGGTCTGGTAGTAGGACAAGTCCGCCAACAAAACGTCACCCGCACCAGAGAAGCTGTTTGCGTGTTGAGACACGAATACAGGGCGACCCAGCAAGGTGCCGTAGGGCGAGACTTGGATGCCGCCGACATTCAGGCCCATCGGCAAGTAGATCGGGTAGTTGCCCAAAGTGAGCGTGAACAAGGCAGGCAACACATCGTTGTTGACGATCCAAACCGCCTTGGCAAAAGATGCTGGTGGCAAGCGCGAAATCATCTTGGCCAAGTTTTGCGCCAAGAGCGTTTGCGTTGCCTGACCCGTTTCCTTGGCCACGGTGACGGTGGTTGCATTGCTCATACAGCCAACGGGAACACCAGTACCGGAGCCGAACAAAATCGACTCATTGGTCTTCCAGCGAATGGAAGTGGCGATCTTGTCGGGCAGATAGGTAGACAGAGCATTGGTATCGTCCAGCAACTCATCGGTCACTGGCACAAGTGCCATGAGCTTTTTGAGACGCAGGGTCGACAAACCGAGCACGGGCTTGGTGTTCACCGCAGGGGTGGCTTCACCTTGCCAATAGGCTCGGATACCGTTGCTGCCCCAAGGCGTGGTTTCATCCTTGGGGAAGGCCATGGTGTTGCCAGTGATCTCCACGTTGTCTGTCAGCGGCAGCAGGGAATCCTCGCCCAGCGACAACTGGAAGATTTCCTGCGCGAACTGAGGCGGCACCAAAAAGCCACCATCTTGCGCAGAGCCTTCACTGCCAAAGCTCGAAGGTGCTGCGGCATTACGCGCAGAACCGATCAACAGGCGATCATCAATCGAGGAGCCAGGGTTTTGCGCCTGACGCACTGTCTTGAGAAACTCGCCAACGCTTTTAAAGCCATGCTTGGGATCAGAAGCAGCGTTCTCCACCACAGTGATAACGGAAACATTGGGCAGATGAGCCGTATGCATCATGTGCGCCTCTTCGGCGATCAGTGCAGCTTCACGATCAATGGCGGCAGAGGTTGCCTCAATCTTGGATTTCAGGGCTTCAAAAGCACTGACCTCTTCTTCGTTCATATCACGCTGCTCAGCGGCAGCGATGTCGGTCAAGGCACGTGCGTCCTTGACCAGAGTTGATTTGCGAGCTTGAAGCTCACGCAATTGCTTGCTCATTGGTATTTCTCCAGAAATGAAAAAACCGCCTGGTCCAAATGACTCAAGGCGGCGACAGGGATAACGACCAACGGGTCGCAGTTGAACGCACCCCTCAACGGAGGGATGCAAGAACACAGGGTGTTGGGTGAGTAGGTACTGGCTTAGATCAGCGCCAATGCATCACGCGCTTGTTTCAGGCGCGAGGAACTGCGCACGGGTGTGGACCGGATATTGGCCTGCATCTTGGTGAGCACATCGTCAAAGCTTGCAATGCCATCCACCATGTTTTGCGCCATGGCAGCGTCGGCACCAAGCACACGTCCTTCGCCCATGCCTGTTCGGACATCGTTGACCGAGACACCACGACCGATGGCCACGGCTTCCACAAAAGCGTTGTAGTAATCGTCCACACGAGACTGCATAAATGCTTGCGCTTGCTCGTCGAGGGGAACATAGGGGTTGCCCTCCACCTTGAACTTGCCAGCAGAGATGAGCGTGGGTTTGACTCCGTCCTCTTCCAGTGCCTTGGAGTAATCAAAGTGCGCTTGCCACACGCCAATGGAGCCCACTTCACCACCCGGGGTGACATAGAACTCGCTGGCCGAGCACCCGAGCCAATACGCAGCCGATGCTGCCAGGCTGTTAGCCACAGCGATGATTGGTTTTTGAGCACGTGCTTTAACGATCTCGCTAGCCAACTCAGCCACGCCATAGACGCTGCCGCCAGGACTGTCGATGTCGATCAGGATTTGACCTACGGTGTCATCAGCCAGCATCTGACGAAGCACAGCAGCGAACTGCTGGGTGCTGGTGCTACCAGGACCCGAGATGTCGTCAACCATATTGCCGCGCTGTGTCACCACACCATACAGAGGCAATACCGCGATGCCTGAGCCTGCACTGGCTGCAGCCATTTGCTTACGACTGTCACGAAGCACACGATCGGTGTTGACCTGAAATAAGGTCTCATCGCTAGGCGGCTCACCCGCAGACCAACGGGTCAAGATGCCAGACATAGCCTGCAACCGCTCGGGCATCAGCGCCCAAGGGGTGGTTAGGATTTCTGAGAGAAGTAGTTGTTTGTTCATTGATTTATTCCTAGTTGAATAAGTGATGCCGCCAGACCCTCAGCCTCCAAAGGCATGACTTGTTGTTGTGCCCACTGCTGCACATGCGAGGAAGTCAATCCAAAGGCTTGTGCAATCAGTTCGATTTCGTTCTTAGTGACGGAACCCTTTTTTGTGATGCGCCTAGACAATCGCTTTGCGTTTGACTCGACCAGCATCCGAAACCGCAAACTCAGCTCTTGATCAGCTGGTGGCGTTTTTTCATCTGCAGTCTCTGCATCGTTTGGTTCTTGCTCTTGCTCTCCCTCTTCTGCGTCTTCCTCTTCCACCATGTTCAGCGGTCGAAGGGGCTGATCCAGACCTTGCAGCGGATTGAGGTTTTCTGAGATGCGTGCCTCATTTCGGGTGAGCCATCCGTTTTGGATACCGCTTTGGTAATAGGCTGAACGACTTGCAGCGTCCCCTCGCATGAGATTGGCAAAGTCAAACTCGATCTCCAGCGCATCACCATCGGGGAGAAGCTCCGCTTCGATGGACGCCTCCCAACGCTCAGCCCATGGCGTCATGGTGTGCATGACGAACTCAAGGCTTTGCTGCTCGATGTTGGAGAAGGTCGCTCGATCTAAATCAGCAATCATGTGCGGTGGCACACGGAACATTCGAGCGATATCGGTTATCTGGAACTTGCGTAGTTCCAGAAACTGAGCATCCTTGTTCGTGACACCCACCTCATGGAACTTCATGCCGTTTTCGAGCACGAGCACCTTGCCCCTGTTCGAGCCAGCCTGCGCCGACTGGTACGAGTCACGAAACACCCGTTTTGCCTCGGCATCCTTGAAGGTTCCGGGAAATTCAATCCAGCCACCCGTGGGTTTGGCGTCGTTGGTGAAGAACCTAGCCCCGTAGTCCTGCGCGGCCAAGGCCATGCCAAGACTCTCTCTGGCCAACTCGATTGGGCTCATGCCCATCAAACCGTCCGATGACAAACCTCTCAGATGCCAGATCTGACCTCTTGGAAAAACTGTTTCGTCACCGCTTTGCATGCGAACCCGGTAGCGGAAGTCTCCGCTGTCCATCACCTCCATGCGAACACGGTCAGGATGGATGGGCATCAGCTCAGTGATCTCCCCTCTGGGGTTGGAGATGATCTGACAAAACGCATTGCCTCTGAGGGACAGGTGCCCTTGCAGCATCTCTCGCCACTCGAAGGGGTTTTGGAAGCGATTGGGTTTTCTGGCTAGTAGGTTGTAGAGCCAGTGATCCGTCACCCGGTCTTTGCCACCATCCTTGCGTTGGCGATAGACCACCACTGGCAAAGATGCCATGGTCTCAGACAGGATACGAACGCAGGCATAAACCGCCGACAGCCGTAGTGCCCCGTCGGGCGATACACGCATGCCTGAGGAACTACGGACTGAGACAGGCTCAAAAAAGAAATCGCCCCATGGAGAGCGATCGCTTGAGGAGGCTTTGAATCGATCAAGTAATGTGAAAAGTCCCATTGCTTCAGAGCACCATCAACTCATAGTCAGAACCTAGGACCACCGATTCACCCGGTTTGATTGCGCGTGAGAGCGCCATGATCAAGGCCACGATTCCGTCTAT